ACAACATTATTACTATTTTTAAAATAAACACCATTATATTGATCATAATTACCAGACGTATTAGATTTATATGCCCCATAAAGCATATCTATATCGTTACCACCACTTAATATACCGGTAAAAAGAAACTGTTGTGATTTACCTGGTTGATAACCAAAACTTTGAAATGTTTGTCTTATAGCGTAATCACCACTGTTAACGGTATACATTTTAGTACCAGAATCACCAGAACTAAATTCACAAGCTCCACCACCATTACCAAAATCATCGTATACAAAATCTCTCTTACTGTATAACTGTTTTGCTGAAAATATTGCAGTAGGGTTGCTAACTCTTAAACGACCAAAAGCATCTATAGCGCCACCATCACCAAATGGTACGGGGTTGGTTTGTGATTGACCTATATCATATGTTAAAACTGCTGTTTTAGGAAAAACCTGAGTTTTACTACTTAAATCATTTTCCCAATAAGCAGTAACTGGGGGAAAATTAGTATCGTTAATTATTTCAACGAACTTTTGATATTCATAGGTTTGGAACCCACCGTTTAATACTGTTTTAAGTGACATATGCTATTTCTTTTTCTTCCAATTAACTCTTTTAGAGCTTTTCTTTTGATACATTTTACCTTTAATACTTTTGCATGCACTTTTAGTGGGTCTGCATGCTGGGTAACTACCGCCTGACTTTTTAGATTTACGGCCACAAGGACCACCAGTTTTACAATTTACCCAACCAGAAAATTTCTTACCGGTCTTAGGGTCTTTACCACCTCTTTTAAACCATTGATGTAAATTATCTGATGCTTCGTAAAACTGTTTAAAAGTCATTTCTTTTTCTTCCAAATTTTACCTTTGCGGCATCTAACTATAGCGCCTGACTTATATGCGGATGTTTTCTTACCGTATACTTTATCAGCACGTGATTTACAACGGTCTTCTGATAGTAAATTGAGTAATTCGTCTATTTTTTTATTAAAGTTATTCATTTTACCAATTCTTACAACTTAAGTATCTTGCAGTTCCAGGTTTAGCTGAAGAACACTTGTGTCTTGCTCTAAAACTCTTACGTCTTTTAGGATTACTCTTTTTAATGCGACGTTTAGGGTCCCCGTAATGGACCCTTTTGTATCCCTTACCGGAAGGGTTCTTTACACACTTCATATACTTTTTACTTTTAAGGTAAGAGCTAGCTTGTTTCGTTGTTTTAGTGCAACGACTACCTTTCTTCTCCAATATATCAGTTAATTCAAAGTCCTCGGTTAGGAAATTACAAAGAGTATCAAAATCCATACAATTATTTATAAATAATGATATGAATAAAGATGAAAAGAGTTTACAAGAACTCTATGAAGCTACGCTTTCACCTCTTAACGGTGTTGGCTTAGGTCCTCATGCTCAAGATTCAGCTGGCGGATTAGGTAGCCCTACATTAACTAAGATTGACGTGCAAGATGTAGAAGCTACTGAAGATGAGGAAAGAGAGCAGATTGATGATCACGAAGTTGATATGGCTAAATCTGAGCTTTATAAATTAGCTGAATATGCTCCTAAATTACTCGATCTTATTAAAAATTATGACGAGTTAGAAGGTTGGGTTCAAGCTAAACTTACTAAAGCTAGTGACTATGTTTCAGATATCTATCATTATCTAAAATATGAAGATGAAATGAATGTTCATAGTCATGAAGTTGACGAAGCTCCTCCCTCTCCTTGTGGTGGTCCTGCTATTGAAGTAGATATAGATGAAGAACCTCCTGGTGAAATGGGAGAAGGCGAAAGTAAAGAAGAAAGACAAGGTATTAATAACGAAGTTATTAAAATGTTAATGAGTCGTTTCTAAAAATTATAGCCAAATTTTTCTAAAATATTACCACATCGTTTTTCGATAATATCAATACCCTTCTGATCGTACATTATTTTATAATCAGAAGGGTATTCTAATCCTAAAACGTTTTCATTAGTTGTTTTATTAATAACAGGTAATGTTGTTTGATTATAACCAAACTTATCGCAAAGAAAAGACCAAGCTTCATTTATTTCTTCAAACTTAAACCACTCATCAACACAAAAAAGAGGATCATCAAATGTATTATGATTTTGAGTAACATAAATGTTTTCTAAAAAGTTATTGAAATCTTTATAGTCATCTAATTCAGCTTTTGAACCATCTAATTTCCTATGTAACTCTCTTTCCCATCGAATAGGTTTCAATACATGAAAGTACATACTAACAGCCCGGCTAAATGGGTTACGAATGAATGCAAACTTATAATAATCTTTTATAGTTTCAAACATTTCTGGTTCTCTGTTTTTTAGCTCCGTATAAGAACCGTGCATACCAATATAGATTTTCCACCTTTCATGCTCTTCAGGTTTACGTCCTAATAAACTTGATACATCACCAAAACCTGCATGTAAAGCATGCCCACCAGTTTTCATTACATGGTAAAAACTAGCTTTCTTATCTACGTTAATGTGCATTAATTATAATTAATCGGAAGGTAGATTACTCAACTGTTCAATAACGTATTGAACTAAAGATTGGTTATCTCTTAATCGTTCTGGTATATAAGGTAATATAGATTCAGGTGTTGGGTTATCTAATACATCTCTAAACTGACTTGCACTTATAGCTTCACCAGTATCACCACCAATAACGTCAGCAACTTCAATATTAACATTTACCCCTTCTGGTACACTCTTAAGAATACCTGAATATCTTGCTTTATCATCACCTTTACCACCTACACCTACTATAATATTGTCTCCAGGTTGAGCTTGTTCTCTAACAAAGTCATAAACTTCACCAACAGCATTTTTTGCAACCTTTACATTAACGTTTCTTAAACCTAATTCATTTACATAACGTTGTAGTATATCAGCTGCTACTTGACCTGGTACATATTTACCAGAAGGGGTACGTCTACGAGATTTAGGAGACGGGTCAGTTACTATAACATTAACAATACCTTTATCACCAGCCATTTTTTTGAAGTTTTCAATTAACTGAAAATGACCTTTATGAGGTGGTTTAAAAGAACCGGGAAACAAAACAATATTTCTACCTTCAGCTTGCTCTCTTAAAAAGTATTGTTTAAATGTTTTAATCATTTTTTATATTTAATGAATTATACCATTCATTGTAATATACTTTAAAGTTTTGATCAAAGTAATTTAACAATGAAGTTATAAAATTATTAACCATCTTTTCTTTATTATTACAGGCAATATATTCTGGGTTTGCACAGGTAGCAAATATATCAAACTTAACATCTAACGGTAGTGTAGTTATAAACTCTTCTAACCTATAACCAAACAACATATCATAGATGAAAAAATGAATATTGTTAAACTTTTGTAATAAAGTTATAAAGTATTGAAATCTAACATTACGAAGAACTTTATCATAATTATGAAATTCAGTATCCATATATTTTTCATAACCTTCTTCTAATACCTTTAATGTATTATCAACATCAAAATTAGTAAATATGTCTGGTTGTACCTTAACTAAATCTCTATTACCAAACATATCTATATTATTATGCTGTATTAGATAATCATCAGCTCTAGTTACTTTAATACTAGGTAATGCATTTAAACCAAACTCTGAATCTCTTATAGTATTAAACACTAACCCGTCCATTGATAGACCTATACCGTTTTTACCTAAAACTAAATCAGATAAATTTTCGTCACCATAATGTACATCAACAAACTTAAGTTTAGAACTATTATCTATAGCTTGTTTAACATTATTTCTAATACTTGTAGAAAGATTACCATACCATATTAATTTACCAGGTTCAATGTTAGCTTTCTTTCTATCCTCAATTAGCTTTAAAGGAGTTGTATCTTTTAGATAAAATAACTTACGAAAGGTCTCACAAAGAAATCCTTGTTTACAAAATTTAAACTTTTTAAATCTATTTTCATCACCCGGGTCAGTCGGGGTATTATAGCCTATAGAATGATAAACAATGTTTGTATAATTTTGTTCATCGGTGTAGAACCAATCAGGTGTATCGTGTATCTCTTTATAATAGAAGTTTTGTTCTTTTTGAAGATAAACAATTAATCTATCACCATAATAACCAAGTTCTTTTAAATCTCTTTCAACAAAAACCTTTTCATCTGGATGATAGTTATTAACTAAGCATTCGGGTATGATTAAAACAGCTGGTTTATATTTTTTGAGTTCGTCTTTTAGAAAGAACCAATCTATTTTGTTAAAATTACCTCCAAGACTAGGTGGTATATAACCACCAATATTAAACTCATAAATTACAGGGCCATCTTCACATAAAAAGACGATCATATCATAATTGAATATAGTGCAATCTGGAGCAGGTTTATGATCACCTAATCTTGCGTGATATTTTACAAATGGCATTTAATAATTTATCTACTAAATCCAGTACCACCAGGGTCTTTACTACTTCTAGGATTAGTGAAGTAAGAAGAAAAATCCATTTTACCACCACCATAATTAGCAGCAGGTGCTGATTGATCTTCTTCATCTGATGCAGGTGTTCTATTTGTTGCAAACTTACCACCCATACCACTTACAATAAATTCACCGGTGATCTTAATAGAGTTAGGATTACCAAATTCATCTTTACCGTAATCAACATCAGTAATAACAATACCTTCATGCTCACTTGTATCGCCATATTTGTCTGTTGTATAATTACGTAAAATTTCATTACCTAATACTCTTGTAATATGGTAAGTTAATGCACCAGCAACAGCATTTGGTATATCTTGTTCATCAAATATTTCACTTAATGGTTGTTCACCATTTAATACCGCTAAATAAACATCTTTACTAATTGCACCTCTCATTTTACCGTCTTTTAAATGTACACGGTCTGATAATGCAGGTATATTCTTAATTTCTGAAATCCATTTTTGTAAAGGTTGTTCTTTTACTTCATTACCATCAAAATTAACTCTAAAAGGCGTCGTCAAAGCATTTTGTAAATTAGGAACTCCTTTTTTAGTTACATATATACCAGTAATAACATCAAATCCAAAATTTCGAGCAACTGGTTTAACTTTTTCTCTTAATGAATCTAAAGCACTTTTATCATAATTAATAGCTCTTGAAGTCTCTTTAACTTCTGGTTTTGGTTTTAAACCTGGTCTAGTCTGTTCACCTTTTCTATTTACCTTTTGAACGAATTGATTAATACCATGAAAAGCTAATATTTTAGCATCACCGTAATTTACGACATTTTCCTGACCTTCGATGTATTCAGTGTTTATAAACTTAGTAGGGTCATTCCACATACCTAAGTCTTTTAATTCATCTACTATTTCAGGTAAAGCAGAGTTCATAATAGAAAGAATAGTCTTACCTTTTTCTCTCATACCATGACCTTCAGGAAATCTATTATTAAGAGTGTCAATAGTTATACCTTGAACATCTTCAATCTTTTGTGAACCACGATCTAAAGCAAACTGTCTTTTAAATGTTTTATTTTTTTCGTCAGGTACAAGCTTTATACTTAAATTAACACCATCTAGTTTTACTGTAGACTGGCCTTTATTCAGTTTATCAACGGCGTCGTAGAATACATTAACAAGATCACCAAAAGTATTAACATTTGGTAAATCAAAAGGGTGTTTCATATGACCAGCAGCCCCACCTTCGTTGAGCACCGACATATACTTCTCAAAAATTAATTCTTCTTCAAATTTCATTTCAATATAATTCTTGGAGATTTAGCAAATACTGTTTGTGATCTAAATTTACCACCCTCAAAAGCATCAATATCAACATCAAATGTAATTTCAGGTACTTCTTCTAATTGAGAGTATATTTTTTCAATACTTGGTTCTTTAGTGTTTATAGCAGCCATTGTAAATTGATTATCATTACCCGCTGTAAGATAATCAAACCCTACTGTTTCTTGATAACATATAATTGCAATAGTACCTACTAAACGCTGAAATGATTGATAGTTAACTCTGGGATTAAATTGAGTGTAATCTCTTTCCTTAAAAAATTCAGTTAATTCTTTTCTTAAATTATGCTTAGAATGTGAATAAGTTTTAAGTTCGGAAAATATTTTAACATATTCAGATACTTCATCACCACTATCACTAAACAACGAAGCGATTTGAGAAGGTAAATTGACTTTCTTATTACCAGCCGTTTCCATTTTTTGATTTAAGTTATCTAATAAACCTGTATAATAAGTTATATTTGAAGAACCTCTAGACAACGGGGAATAATTTTTAGTCAGATAAGTGTTAAAAAATGTTGCAACGTCTGCTTTAGCAATACCAGTAGATAAATTTTTCGGTAATTTGACCCCTACTTTAGAAAGTTCATTTTTTGCTTTATCTAACGCTTGTTCAGCAAGTTCTATTTTTTGCTGATCAGCATACGTTTTTACTAATTGAATGTAATCAATTAATCGTCTAAATTTATCATATTGTAAGTCTGAATAAGCACTTTGAGATACGAGTCTAGCAGAAATTTTGTTCATATGACCATCACCACCTAATACAGCGCCAGTGTCGCCTGTACCGTTGGTTTTAATTTCTACTTCACTTCCAGACCATTGTAAATCACCGCTTGTACCTTTTTTAGCTGTACCAAAAATAGTAAAGGTACCTTCACCCATACCAACGCTAGTTGAAGCACCAGGTTTAATAGTTAAATGAACCTGCTTAATAAGATCTGCTAACTGTTCTACATTATTATCTTTAAATTGTTCTGGTAGTTTTTCAATTATAGCTTCAACAAAGTTAACAACTTTAAGTACACCAATATCTTCAAATGATAAAAGTCTGTCTTTAAAATTTGCAAGATAATTTATTAATTCAACAGCTTTAGGGTAACCGGAATTAATAATTATCGATTTCATTTCATCAATAGATTTTTTACTACCTTTTTTACCCCAATCAGCATTAACAAATATTTGTTCTATAGAGTCCTCAATAGTAGATTCAGCTTCAATTTTTATACGATTTCTAATTTTTTTAGCATATATATCAGTAAGGGTAAAACTTTCTTTTTCACCGTCACTAAAATCAAAACTTATATTTGTATCTTCACCTAATATACGTTGACGAGGTAATTTAGGTACAGATTTAAATGCATTATTAGTATAAATGTCTGCTAATGATTTGTAGGGTTTGCTCATATTAATAATCTATATCAGGGTCATCTGAAAAAGTGTTCATGAAAGCTTTCATTTTAGATAAAACTTCACGACCATTTTCTTCATTAATTTCATCATCTAAAATATCAGGTGGAATTGAACCTTCAGTTGGTTCCAAAACTAATGCTTTACGAATTAATCTAATTAACTCTACTTCTCCTTCTGGTGTCATTTGCTTTACTTCTGGTTCAGGTGCAGGTTCAGCAGGGGCTGCGGGGGAAGCTGCAGCAGGATCAGGAGCAGCAGGGGGTATAGACATTTGAGCAGTTGGATCAACAGGCTGCTCTTCAAGCATTTTATACTTGTTGTTTATAAGTCCAAAAAATTTGCTTTTAGTTTTAATCTTCATTTTGCGGCATCTATTATTGCTTGTTTAATTTGATCAGTATTTTTATTATAAACATCTACTGCTTTACCGACTAACTTATCACGTGCAGCAACAGCTCTTTTTGAAGCTCCTGTTCTACCAAAACCTAATTTACCGAATGTGGAATCTTTTTCTGCTTCTTTTTCAACAACTTTATCAACATCATATTTCAATTCAGTGTTAGTAGCTCCTCCTTGAACGGTAGCAGATGTTATTTCTTCTTCGTCTTTGGCTGGTTTAAGTAAATCGTCTATTGCAAAATAAAGCTTACTAATATTAGTATGAAGACTTGGATTTTCTTTATGTTTTTCGACAGCAAGAGCAATTACATCATTATCACTAACCAATTCTTTAATTGCATTCAAAACATCACGCCCTATCGTGATTTGTTCTTCATCTTCTGAAACATAATTATCAAACCCTTCTTTAAGTGCTTGGTCAAATTTCATATCTATATTTATTTAAAAGCAATCTGTTTAGTTTTCATATCATTGAAATAATCACCTGATAGAAAATTTAGACCATTCTTAGAAGCAAACTTTTTTACCTTTTCAAATGTAAAGTTCTCTACTTTGAATGAATTAACAGTATTAATAATTCGAATTAACGTACCTTTAGCTCTACCATCATCTATAGTTAACAGATGACTAAAGAACTCTAAGCTCTTACTTGATATAACTATTTTTATAGGTAATATATTACGAATTTTTAACAATATGTTAGTTATTAAAGTTAAATATACGGTCTCATCTATGTATTTCAACATTTCACACTCATAAAACTGAGTATTATTAAAGTAAAGTATGAGTTTATTGTTAGATTTAACAGAATTGAGATAATCAACAGTGCCTTTGACTGTAAAATGTGTAAGAATCTTGAAGAAATCTTTATTTTTTTCTAAATTAGTAGTTATCTGAAAAAGATGTAGTTGATCTAATAGATCTTTATCGAATGTGGAATGAATATCCTGAAAATCGATTAGTAGTAGATTATAATCATTTAATTCCAATCTCACAATTCAATTATAAGACTATAACCAATTAAGTTCAACTCTTTTTAATTTTACCTAACCGTAAATTAATTATACCGTTGTAGAACTTATCTTCATGTAACAGAACATCATTATCGAATTGCATTTTAGCTTCATAATATGCTAACTCTGATTTAGAATTACAGAACCTAACTATCTCGAATACAAATTTATCTTTACCGTACTCAATAAGATCATGATTAACTTTATCAGAAGAAGATGTATAAGTTTTCCAATCTGTTTCTTTAATTACATGTCTGCGGCGAGTTTTACCTTTAAGAGGAGGAAGTTTTGCTACTTTTCTAGCCTGTTTCTTTCCAATATATTTTTTTCCAGTAACAGAATTAGTAATAACGTAGATAAAGCCGAAGAAGTCCTCGGGTATCTCATCTCTTTCTCCATTATAAGTCCAATGCCCTAAGTTATCAACCATTATTCTGAAAATAAGTTTCTATATTTTTTGAAGATCCAATCTTCGGGGTGAGTATACTCTTTTGCTCTTTCAAAGTTATCTTTTATAGCTTCTTTTCTATCTGTATAATCTTTTTCAGTTAAGTTAGAAACTATATTCAGTAATTCTTCTCTTGTATCAAAAGTAATAATACCATCCATATTAAAATAATCTTTAATATTAGTACAACCTTTATAGATTGGAATAGTACCTGTAAGAAAACTATCTACTATTTTGTCAGTAAAGAAATATTTTTCGAATACATTTTCTATCTGAACTGAAAACATATAATCTTTTAATGTCTTTACTTTTGTAACATAATTTTTATATTTTAATGGACCTACGACATCTACCTCTTTTATATTTTTAGATTTTAAATAATTACCTGATTTAAATCTAAACATATGACCTTCCCACCAATCTTTATCTGAAAAGTAAAATGATACTAATTTATTTTTATCGTATATTTGAAATTCAGATTTGTTGTTTAATAAAGTAGTACCAAATGGGTAAGGGTAAACATTATCAAAACCTTCATTTAATAACTCTTCATTATGAGTGAATATAGCTTTGAATTTTTTTCTAAATGGCTCGCTTATTTTTAGAAAAACAACAGGTTCACCAAACCCTTCTGCAGGCTCTCTTAATATATAAAATAAATTTATATCTTTAGGAACAGGTCGATTAAAATCATATAAACATTCATTATCTTCATACCTACATAATGGATGTACACTATAATCACCGTCTTCTTTACGGTTTAAAAGAATACCTGTTCTATCTAAAACAAACACATCCTTTAAATGTTCATATTTTTCAGAATTTTTATTAAAATCTAATGTGTTTTCTACATTTTCATGTATATCAATATCTCTTAACCTAACTAACTTAACTAGTTCTGGTAGAATACATGCGCTAAAACTATTAAGATTACAAATTTCAAAACCGTCTTCATTTATATTATCAGGGTTACTACCTGATGATATTGTATCAACGCATCTAAACAGAATTTCTTTCATATTATTTTTTCTTACTCTTCTTTTTACGTTTTTTGGTCTTATTTCTTCTTTGAACCGCACCTAACGCAAAAGGTCTTCTATAATCACCGGGAGCATAAGTGTCGCCAGAAAATTGTGATGAGTCCCAACTACCCAAAGCACCGCCTGACCCAGCAACATTACCATCTTCATCAAGTAACTTTAAAAATAATTTCTTGAACGTTGACATTAATAGTATTTATGCTACTATCTATTTAGATGTCTGATACATTAGATCAATACAATAACGAACTTAAAGAGCATTTAGTGTTAGATGAGTTTAATATTAAGGATGCTCAAATGAAGTTACCTGGTCGTAAACACTTATGGGTTGGTAGGTTAATGAGACATAAACAAGAAAAGAATAATCTTATTGCTAAGAAAAAGCAAATGGTTGAAAAACTCACTAA